TAATGATTAAAGACTTAGAACGCCACGAAGATTTTATGGACGACAAAGAATTATATCGTCAGTATGAACAAGATTTTTATAAAGTAGAATATGCTTTATCCCAAGTAAATAGCTTAGGGTTACCAGATCCTAAACGATTTAAAGTCGATTTCTCTGAAGTCGAATATCCGATGACTACCCAAGATAAGATTATGCTAAGTGAATATAAATTAAAGCATAACTTAACTACTGAAGCAAAAATAATGGCAGATGAGAATAAAGATTTAAGCGTAGAACAAGCACAACAAATCATAGAAGAAAATAAAGATGTCAATAGCGCATCTTTGCCAGAAGAACCAGTAGAGGTATCTATAGATGAAAATAAAAGTACAGACGAAGATTAACTTCGACTTAGAAAAACTAAACAAGGAAACCCAGAATAAAATTATAATGGATAACTTTATTCGCCCTATAGGAAATGCCGCTGTAAAAAAAGTTAAAAATGCATTTACTAGAAGTGAGGATATTTTAGGGCAAAAATACAAAGGACTGACTAAAGGTTATCATGTTGAAAAGATTGAACAATTCGGAAACAAGCCTATTATGGTTGCTGGTGGAACTTTGGCTAAAAGTATTAGAATTGGTACAAACGACAAAGATGTAAGATTTAGTATATTCTCTACTAGCAGTAATCAAGAATACCTTGATCATTTAACCGGAAACACTAGTAGGCACTTACCTCAAAGGAAGTGGTTTTTTACCAAAGAAGAAGAACCTCTTATGTTGGAATCTGAACAGTTAATGAAAAAACAATTTGATACCGCAATAAATGAATTTACTGAAAAATTTGTATCGGAAATTATTGGAAATTTTCGTAACCTAGGTAAGGGAACTCTTATATAATAATGAAAAATTTAATACAGGAAATATTTGCAATGATAAAAGAACTTAGGGAGATATCTGAAGCAAATAATGAGTTACTTGGTTTTATATGTCAAAGAATAGCTCCTCCTGGAAATATAGAGAAAAGCGCTATAAGCGTATCAGACTTTATGGAAACATCGCTAGAAATGTCTGAGATGTTTGAAAAATACGATATTATGCCTGACGAGTTTGGGATTTCATAGATTCTTCCCTAGCAATTAATTCTTCCAACCACTTTCTTCTTTCACTATTCGTAGGACGTTTAGCTGGTAATGGATCTAACCCTACTTTCTTAGCTCGTTGCAATAACGCATATCTGTTAGCTCTGTCCTCTCTACGCTTTTGTCTATAAGGTTTCTTGCCTTTTTTTATATTAGCTACTGCCTTCTTTTCATCTTGCTTTCTTTTTAAGGGTTTGTCGTTTATAGGATTTCTTTTTGGAAGAACCTCTATAGCTTGTTGGACTTCTTCGCTTTCTACATCTATAACTTCAGTAGCGTCTATTTCAGTTGCTTTTAAGAATTTTTCAAATGGACTATCTACTGTTACATTAATATTTTTAACTAGCTTACCAGAATGCTCTAATACTAGACGCCCTGCCTGGACATTTCCTTCAACAGCTTCTCTAACCATACTATTTAATACCATAGGTAGCTTTGCATTAAAAGAGATCATATACTTTTTATAATACATTTCTACAAACCTATCATCTGCAAACCAGTTGTGGATTGTTTGAGGTGTCATATTTAACTCGTTAGCGAGTTCGGTTTTATTTAGCTCTGGATTATTAATCAATAAGTCAATAGCAGCCATTTGATTGGCTTTTTTTAATTCTATATTACTCATCTTCCTTGTCCTCTATATTTTTTCTTATAGTATTTCTTGGATAGCTTTGTTCCTCGTTTCGTATTATGGCTATTGCCTTGTCGAGTTTTTTTAGCTCCATTTGAACGTCTGTCCTGTGATGTAAATCCTCTCATTTCTTAGGGGTATCCTTCTTGCGAAATATTCTTTCCCACTTCTTTTCCCACTCTTTTTGGGAAATACCCATTCTCGGCTTGTCGCCTTTACCTGCACCATTGGGTTTTTTGTATATACTTTTTTCTACCATTTAACTCTGTTAGACCAATAAGCTGCTGACATTTTACCCTTAGCTATATTCTTGCGATGTCTAGCTTTAAATGATCGGCGTCTTGCTTTTTGTGCTGCTGTCTTAGGTTTCTTACCAGCACCACTTACACCTTGTTGTCCAAATCGGATCAACCTAATCTTACTACCAGACTTTGCTAGTACGGCGTGTGATTTTTTTGGGTGCTTAGGTGTTCGCTTAGGTTTATTATATCCCCTAAAGCGTTGTCCTCTGTAAGTAATTGCCATTATTTCTTTTTACCCTTTTTCTTTTTCTTTTTTGGGCGTCCTACTTTTTTTCCGTATGTTCCTTTACCACTTGGCATAACTATCTCCTTTTTTTTGCAGTCTTAGCAGCTGCTTTAAATTGTTTTAATGTTGGTGCATATTTACTTTTTTTACTACGCATTCTTTCGACTTTCTTTGCACCACTAGCTTTTTGTCTTTTTATTCTTTTACGCTTTGCGTGTATATTTGCGTATAATCCTTTTTTAGCCATTATCTCCTCTTTCTCAATTTTTCTTTAGGACATTTACCAAGATAATCTACTCGATTTTCTGCTAACGTGTATCCTTTGTGTAACCCACAATAAGTTAAATCTCCTCGCTTTGCAGCAAAAGGACACTTTTTTTGGACTAACGAGCAATAGTCGAACATTTACCCTAATCTATATCTAATTCTTTATATAATTTGCGATCTGTCATTGAACTTTTAGTTTTTATGACAACCATTGGCTTAGAAGGTAGTCTTTCTACAAGGAATTTCTCGCCCTTACATAAGCATTCTTCTAAAGCTGGTGCGTTTATACTGTGTTCTACTTCAAATATTTCTTCGCATTCTAAACATCTATAATCGTATCTAGGCATACACACAATTTAGTGGTAAATATCAATAAAATACCACCAATTTCTTGGATTCGTTGTCTAGTGGAAATGCTCTAAAAAATACTTACCTCTAAATTCCCCTAAATTATATATATTGCTATAGTTACAGGCATTTTTTTAAATCTTGATTCTTAATTATATAGTATTAAATTATTACTATTTATATGAGGCAACCTTTTCGGGTTTAGTCGTTTACTATTGTTCTGCAAGGATCGCTACTATTTACAATTTTGCGCTTCTAATGCACCCTATAGCCCCCCGCTTCCAAGGTTGCAATCCTGGAATAAATGTTTTTCCTGGATGATAAAAAAAGCCAAGGGCGGGGCATGATATATAACCCATAAAGCAATATATAAAAATACTACTATGTTTCGTAAAGATTCTTTAAATTCTTAAAAGAAATAAAACAAGGGAGAAATATGAAATATAATCAAATGGATTTGAGAACTAAGGAAGGCAAAATTAGATTTGCATCTTTAGTAACTCGCAGACAATACGCAGTTGCAAAAGTCATTCTTTCCGATTGGCTTGAAAAAAATCCCCATGATGAAACCAAGAAATTCAAAACTTCAATAAATGATTTTTATGGTAGAGTGTGGCAGGTGTTAGATGCTGCGGAGTTAAAGGATCTAGCAATCGAGAAGGGAAAAATACAAGGGATGAACATTTTTTCAGATGGGAATGATAAGTTAAAATTTCTTAATTACTCAACCTTTCCAATTGTTACCTGCCCAGGTGCTGGAGCTTGCAAAAGCTTTTGTTACTCTTTGAACTCTTTGAGATACCCCGGCGCTTTTTCCAGGTGGTTAATCAATACCATCTTAGAACAAGAAGCCCCGGAACTAATAGCGGAAGCCTTCCGCTACAACTTAAACCGCCCACTTTACAAAAAGGAAATAGAGGAAAAAGGTTTTATTACCTTCAGGCTTTACAATGACGGAGATTTCCCAAATATCGAAACATTAAACTTTTGGATGGAATTGTTAAAAGAACATCCGGAAGTTAAGGCTTACGGATATTCTAAGAGTTGGGGGTTGTTCATTAAATTCGTAGAGCAGTTCGGAGAGTCTGCAATTCCTGAAAGTTACAAATTAAATTTGTCATCAGGTGCAAACGGTGGGCAGGAACTACTAAGAAAAAAAATCTCTTCTTTTGGTTTTGTCCGTGGCGCTTTTATCGGTGTACCGCTTCCGAAGAAAAAGAACGCAACCAAAATAAACAAAGAAGAAAAAAGATACATTCACAAAGTAGCCAAAAAGCAAGGATTCGAAAAAGTCTTCATTTGTGGCGGGCTTTGTAATTCATGTACAAAAATTGGGCATGCTTGCGGATTGCCTGAGTTTGACAAATACGCAATAGTAACACCAATTCATTAACAACCTAACAAACCGGGGCGGAGAAATCCGCCCGGAAGGACTAAAAATAATGCAAAATAAAATTGATCGTGAGCAAATAAGGGACTTTAACAAGTCAAAAACGCAATCTTTCATATATATATTTAATCGCATAAATGACAAAAAGCAGATAAGAGTAAAAGAAATTAAGGAAAATATCCTTGGCTTCTTTGTTGTCGTCTTATATGCTTTCTTGTTTTGGGTAGCGCTTCTTCTTTTTGCTTAACCTAAAAACACCCCCCCCCTACCCTTCCAGGATGGGGGACACCTAAAAAAAACACCAAAAAAAAATT